TGTCACAGTCTTGAGTGGTATCAACAGCGGCATCTTTGCCTGTCGCAAGCCTAGCTCTGGTAATAACTACCTACACTACTGGGATAACACGACACAAGCTTGGGTGAATGTAACTACCTCTGGCTCTCCCACTATGGTTGGGGTTAGTAGGGTACGTTTTGCCAAAGTAAACTGGGGTGTCCCTAAGCTAGTCCTGACGGACGGCATTAATCCTGCAGCTACTTGGGAGGGTACAACCTACACACAAATTACAGGTGACCTTGCACCTGCAGCACCCAAATATTGCGAAAATTTTTCTAGTCACCTCTTTCTTGCAGGCAACACTGCTGAACCCTACAACATTTACTTCTCTGCACCCTTGGAAGAGTCTAACTTCAAACCCGCTGATGGTTCTGGTGTAATTAACGTGGGTTTTGAAGTTAAAGCAATCAAGGCATTCCGTGACCAACTCTACGTTTTTGGTGTCAATAACATCAAACGTCTTTCAGGTACAAACATTAGTGACTTTGTTGTTGCAGAGGTGACTAAGAACCTTGGTTGTATTTCTTCAGATTCCGTAATTGAATTTAACGGGGACCTCTTATTCCTTGGACCTGATGGTATTCGACCTGTTAGTGCCACTGAGCGTCTCGGAGACATAGAACTTGGCACCCTCTCTAAACCTATCCAGTCTGTCTTTGAAGCTTATGCTAGAAATGAAGACCTTGAGTCCATTACATTCATGGTCGTGAATAGGAAGTCTCAGTTTAGGCTATTCTTTGCAGAGGCAGAAGCTCTAGGACTAATTGGCTCTCTTCGTCGTTCCGGTCAAGAAGGTCTTGGCTTTGAGTACTCTCAGCTTGTTGGTGTAGAGGTATCTTGTGGCGACTCTGGGTACATTGGCACAGAAGAGTTTGTGATCCACGGAGACTCCCTTGGTAGAGTACACAGACAAGAGGTGGGACAAAACTTTGGTGGGAACCCCATTTTTTCTCTCTACCAGACCCCCTATTTGTATATGGATGACCCTATTGTACGTAAGCAATTCTACGACCTGACCACGTACATGAGGGCTGAAGGGCAAGTCATTGTCAATCTTGGTATTGACTTTAACTATGGCGACAGTAATATCATTAAACCTACAGATTACAGCTTTACAACTGCAGGTGCCGCTGCCCTCTTTGACTTATCCACATATGATACGACAGATATCTATGATGGGAACCCGAGCCCTGTACGTAAGACTAATATTCAAGGTTCTGGAGATTCTTTGTCTATTACATACGTGACCACGGAAGACCAACCCAGCCACACTCTTCAAGCTTTTGTGGTCTCTTATACCCTTGCCGATAGGAGGTAATTCTACATGACAGGATACGTTCGCCAAGCTGCTGCGGATATTGTTCCTACAGCTGTTGTGAGATCTGCCCCAGTCAACTCTGAGTTCAACGCAATCCGCGATGCCTTCTCTGCGAGTACTGGTCACAGACACGATGGTTCTACTGCAGAGGGCACTTACGTACCCTTGATTGCGGATGCAGACGCCAGAAACAAGGTGGTTGTAAATACTACAGACAATCGCGTAGAGCTTTATGTTGAAGTCTCTGCGACCCCTGTTGCCCAAGTGTACATTCAGGATGGAGTTCTCCTCCCTGTCGTTGATAATGATATTGATCTTGGGTCTTCCAGCCTTGAGTTCAAAAACTTGTTCATTGACGGCACCGCAAAGATTGACACCCTGACTGTCGATGAGAATGCTGTGATTGCTGGCACCCTTAATGTTGTTGGCCTGTCAACCCTTGCTTCTGTTGCTGTTAGTGGCGGTACAATCAATAATGCGGTTATCGGAGGTACAACCCCCCAAGCTATCACTGGCACCCTTGTTACTGCTACCACAGGTTTCTCTGGAACCCTTACTGGTAACGTCACAGGCAATCTTACTGGTAACGTCACAGGCAATCTTACTGGTAACGTCACAGGCAATGTCGCAGGCAATGTCACTGCGTCCAGTGGTTCGAGCACTTTTACTGATGTTACAATCAACGGCTCCCTGAACATGAACAGTGGTAGTGCGGGCACCGTAACGGGACTCTCTGCACCTGTAAATGGCACGGATGCAGCCACTAAGACTTATGTTGATACTGCAGATGACCTCAAGCTAAACCTCTCTGGTGGCACCATGAGTGGCGCTATTGCTATGGGCACCAATAAAATCACAGGTCTGGGGACCCCTACAAGCACTGCAGACGCTGCCACTAAGGGTTACGTTGATACCACTGTTGCAAGTCTAATTGATTCTGCTCCAGGTACTCTTGACACCTTAAACGAGCTTGCTGCTGCTCTTGGGGACGACCCTAACTTTGCCACAACGACGGCCACTTCTATTGCGGCTAAAGTCTCTAAGGCTGGGGACACCTTGACAGGTGACCTGGTTATGGGTTCAAACAAAGTCACCTCAACGTCAACCCCCACAACTGAGGACACGCTTACCCGTAAGGGCTATGTTGATACTCAGGTCACTACCCGACTACCCCTCTCTGGTGGCACCATGAGTGGCGCTATTGCTATGGGGACAAGCAAGATTACTGGCGTAGGCGATCCTACATCCAATCAAGATGCTGCTACTAAGTTTTACGTAGATGACCAAGGTGCTACCAAATTGAACCTCTCTGGGGGTACAATGACAGGTAACATCTCAATGGGGGCAAACAAAGTCACATCCACTGCTACGCCTACTGTAGCTGATGACTTAACACGTAAGGGTTATGTTGATAGTATTCTAGGGAGTGCAACATCTGCTGCTGCTAGTGCGGCTGCTGCTGCTACGTCTGAAACTAATGCTGCAGGGAGTGCATCTTCTGCTCTGACCAGTGCAAACAATGCTGCAGCCTCTTTCGATAGTTTTGATGATAGGTACCTTGGAGCTAAGGCATCTGCACCCTCTGTCGATAACGACGGGAATGCGCTCCTGTCGGGTGCAATCTACTGGAACACGGAAAGTACGCAGTTTTTTGTTTGGACAGGTTCTGTTTGGAGCGCCGCAGTTTTTGTTATAGATGACACCGTAGTGACCCTCACGGGCACTCAAACGCTCACTAATAAAACACTGACTGCATATAGAGAAACCGTTGGGACTGTCACCTCAAGCACTGTTGACCTGTCTACAGGCACTGTGTTCTCGGATACACCCGCCACTGATCCGACATACGTCTTCAGCAATCCACCTACCTCTGGTACCGCCACGGGTTTCACACTCAAAATTACGCCGTCTGCTACAGTGACAATCACTTGGCCTATTTCAGTTGACTGGCCGAACGCTTCGGCACCTGCAGCACCTGCAAGTGGTACAACCAGCGTCTTTGTGTTCTATACCCAAGATGGTGGCACGACTTATTATGGTTTTGTTTCTGGCGAGGGTATGGCATGAGTGGGATAGCTCGACGCCTGATGGCCACCCCAATGAGAGAGCCTATGGAGCTGGTGTTTAACACGGCTCTTGGTGATACCACGATTGAAATCCCATTCGGTAGCTCTACTGTCGTAAACGTTGAGGTGGATTGGGGTGATGGGACTTCGGACACCTACACGACTAACGGCACCAAGACCCATACCTATGCTTCGGGGGGTATCTATAATGTTTCTATACAAGGGTACCTGTCACAATTTGGCGCCACTGCAACACTTAATCGCCCGGAACTTACTGGGTGTTTGTCGTTCGGTACCCTTGGTTTGACAAGTCTTGGGGGTGCGTTTCGTGATTGTATTAACCTGACGGAAGTACCTGAAAAAATACCCTCTTCTGTTACGAGCATGACTTCTATGTTCTCTGGGGCTACCTCTTTCAACCAAGATATCGGTTCTTGGGATACATCTTCTGTTACGAGTATGTCTGGTATGCTCTCGGGGGCTACCTCTTTTAACCAAAACATTGGTTCTTGGGATACATCTTCCGTTACGAGTATGTCTTTTATGTTCTCTGGGGCTACCTCTTTCAACCAAAACATTGGTTCTTGGGATACATCTTCTGTTTTCACTATGTTTGCTATGTTCTCTGGGGCTACCTCTTTTAACCAAGATATCGGCTCTTGGGATACATCTTCTGTTACGAGTATGACTTCTATGTTAGAGAATGCTACAGCCTTTAATCAAGACCTTACGGGTTGGTGTGTTGGTAACTTTGGGTCCGAACCCACCAGTTTCGCTGGTGGGACATCAGGCCTAAGTGTAGGCAACAAACCAGTCTGGGGCACCTGCCCATTGTACGTTGCCGATGGCTCGATTACCTACATTGGGGAGGCCACAGGAACGTCGAGTGCCACACTACCTCCGCATCAGTCCGGGGACCTCATCCTCGCTTTTGCGTTCCGAGACGGGTCAACAACACTTCCGACGCAACCCTCCGGCTGGAGCTTTCTGGATGGGACCGGAGCCAACTCTTGCGCAGGACGGGTGTCTTACAAAGTTGCGACATCCGATAGCGAAACCACAGGCACCTGGACAAATGCTACAACTGTTATTTTTCTTATTTATCGTGGTGTGAATCTTGGAAACCCCCTAAGTCTCTCCAACAGAAGCACAGGTTCGAGCACCACCGTCAACTACAACACCAACGCCTTCTGGCAGGGGCTCTCTCGTCTGCTTACTTTCGCAGGACACCGGAGCACTAACACCGCACTTGAAACACCTCCGGGGACACTAACGTTAATCGTGAACGCTGTGGATGCCTCTGATGAGGCTGCTGCCTTCCACTCTACCGTTGATAATTTTGGAGATTGGGCCAGCACAAATGTATCTGTTGGAGGTACGTCTTCTGGCTGGATCACTTTCACGCTTCGCCTTCGTGTCCCCATAACTCCAGCCCCGTAAGGAAACCCCTATGCTTATTAGAATCACAAACGGCGTTCCCGAGACCTACACAATCGGACAGCTACGCCGCGACAACCTCAACGTTAGCTTTCCAAAGGACATCCCTGCGAAGACGCTTGAAGCTTTTGGTGTCTACGAAGTTAAGGAACTTCCTCGGCCCCCCTTTGACCCCGAGACGCATTACCTGAAGGCATCGGACTTCTACCAGGTTGAAGGTAAGTGGCAGGTTCATTACTACCCAGAACCCCTCCCACTGGCTCAGGTCAAAGAAACAATGCAAGCCAGACGTACTAACCTTCTTGCTCAGTCTGACTGGATTGTAGTTGTGGCCTATGAGCGGCAGGAATCTGTACCACAAGAATGGGTAGCGTACCGCCAAGCCCTCCGTGACGTACCTGCACAACAGGACTTTCCTTACGAAATTCTTTGGCCCAATAAACCCGCTTGATTTTTTCCTCGTAAGTAGTTAAGATACTAAAAAGCTTTGGAGAGTATGAGATGAATTTTACCCCGCAACAGCAACACAACCTCTTGTCAAAGATGGGATATGACGGGCCTGCTAACCCTAAGATGATGGATGCTTTCGTGTCGTCCAACCCAGGTGCCGCTGCAAGAATGGGGAAGTTTAATCGTGCTCTTCAAAAGAGGGCTGGTGCTCCTATGGGTATGGCTGTAGGGGGTTCTGTCGGGGTCACCTACAGGCTTATTCAGACGGACCAAGGTAACTATCGTCTCATTGACTCTACGGGTAAGGTTATTGAGAGTGGTTCTAAGTCCGATAAAGATCGTCTTACTGAAAAGATGAATAGCCTTAATAACCCTTCGGCTAACACAGGTGCAGCTTCTGGTACTGCTGCAGGTGATACTTCTGGTGCAGCTTCAGGTACTACTGCAGGTGATACTTCTGGTACTGCCCTTTCGCCGGGTTCGCAGATGAACCAGAAAACTATTAATGACCCTAAGGACATTTCTGTAAAAAATGCACCTAAAAAGGGTACTGACCTTTCGCCGGGTTCGCAGATGACCCAGAACATTATTAATGACCCTACTGGACTGGCGACGAAGCCTGAAGTAGAAGACATTTCTGTAAAAAATGCACCTAAAACCATTATTGGGGAGGATGAAGGTCAAGCTCAAGAGACTGCACCTGCAGGCACTACCGCTGTAAAAAATGTGTCTACTGCCGCTGCTCCTACGCCTACCCCTGCAAGCCTGATTGATGCAGCTATGGTTACCCCTGGAGTGACTGGGGTCGTAGATGACCTTGAAGCTGCTACAGGTACTGTCTCTGATAAAGTTACAGCTCAGACTATGAACCCTGAGAAGCTGGCTTCCTTGGGTCTCCCTGCAGCAGAGATTGAAAAAATCCGTAAGGTACTGGACACTGGGGACCTTGAGATTACCCCTGAGCAATTGGCAGAGGCTGCTACCTTGGCTAGTCAAGGGATGTCTTTGCCTCAAGCAGTGGCTAAGGTCACTAAACAAGATTTTGAAGCTATTGCAGCTAAGTTTAAGGGGGCTACCCCAGAGGCAGAAGCTGTTACTGAGTACGACACGACAGGTATGGGTGTTGCTCAAAGAGATGTCTCTGATGAAGAGCTTGCTAGAGTAGCAGGGTTGAATGCAGAGGCTGAACAAGCAAAAGCTGCTCAATCCTTGTTTGAAGCTAAGGCAAGGTTTGCAGAAGGTAAGATTACACCTAAGCAACTGGCTGATGCTCAAACTGAATATGATAATATTGTCACAAAAATTGCTAAAGGTACTGTTGGCGAGAAAGAGCTTATCAAAGGACAAGGTGCAGGGCTTACAGCTGAACAAGCTGGTGAGGTTGAGGCAACCTACGATGATAGCTTAGAAGCTGCACAAGGGAAAGTTAAGAAGGGGGAGATTGTAGATGCCAACACTGCGTATGACCTTCCTCCCACAGAGTCTGCAACCCTTAATAATACTGTCGTCCAAGGGGCAGCTAAAGCTGGTGACATCCCTAGTGCTGAAGCTGCTGCAGCAATCTACGCCCAAACTTTGGCAGCTGCTAAAGGCAACGTAGGTGCAAACGAACTGGTTGATGCAAAGGACGTAGTTAAAGTTGCAGAAGCTGTAGAGGCTGTTGCTGCCACTATGGATGCACTCAATGCTGCCTCTGTGATGCAGGCCAGCCAAGGTACGCTTTCTCAGGCAGCCCTTGCTCAAGCTCAACTGGGTCAAGTACCTGTATCTGCTACTGTTGCAGGTCAAATGACGACCTTGATGGAGCAGTTTAACAATGGTACCCCAGCTTGGGCTGCAGGTGCTATGAGGGCTGCAAACGCAGCTATGGCGGCAAGAGGTCTTGGTGGGTCTTCTATGGCTGCGGCAGCTATTATACAGGCTGCGATGGAATCTGCTCTCCCTATTGCTGGGGCAGATGCTCAAGCTTTCATGCAAATGGAAATGGGCAACCTTGACCGTCTTCAACAAGTCTCTCTGGCGAATGCTGCTGCACAACAAAACATTACGTTGGCTAACCTCAGCAACCAGCAACAGGCTGCCTTGCAGAATAGTTCCAACTCCTTTGCCTTGCAATCTCAAAGCCTTT